AGAGATGGCGGAAGAGTTCGCTGATAAATCAAGTGATATCGTTGGAAGAGTAGCCACAGGTTCTATGTTGACCTTCGGCGCCATTATGGGCGTTCAGTCTGGCAACTTAACTGGTGGTGGACCTAAAGACCCTGAGAAGCGTCGCATGATGGAAGCCCAAGGTTGGCAACCATACAGTATCCGAGTTGGTGATGCCTGGTGGTCCTACAAACGCTTTGATCCCTTCGCTAACTTCCTCGGCGTAATAGCCGACATTGCTGAAGCCACCAACGAAGTGGATGGGGATGAGATGTCTATGATAGATACTATAACATCCCACGCCATCTTTGCTGCCTCCCGTAACGTGATGAGTAAGTCATATCTAACAGGGCTTGCTAGAGTCGCTAACGTCCTCTCTCAACCAGAGAGATATGGTGAAAGTTATATGGAAGCAACCGTGTCATCCTTTTTACCGATGTCCGGTCTCGCCTCCCAAACCTTCGGCAACGCTGAACACCAATTAGAAATCAGAGGCGTCCTTGATGCCATGAGGGCTAAGTATGGCTTAACCTCCGAAGACTCTAAGTTACTTGGTGTTATTCCTGTGGGAGATACGCGGATAGAAAGCAAGCGAAACGTCTTTGGTGAGAAGTTGGACAGACCACAACCACTATACAACACACTACCAATACATCGGTCTGAGATTAAGGATGATAAGGTTCTTAAGGAACTGAGTAACATCAACGCTTCCTTTGGACCTCCTAAGAAAATACGGAATGGTATTAACACCGTGTTGTTTACTAATCGTTCCGGTCAGACATTCTATGACCGATGGCAAGAGAATCATGGTAAAGTAAGGCTGAGAGGGCGTACCTTGAAGCAAGCAGTCAGAGACCTTATGCGGTCTGCTGCCTACAACCGTTTATCCGAACAACCCTTTGAAGGCGATGAGTCACCCAGGGTTGGTGAGATACGGAAACTTATTCGCAAATATCGTAATGCAGCATATAGCACCACACTTCGGGAGTTTCCTGAAGTTGATCGCCAAGACCGCCGCAACACACAAATCGACATCTATCGTAAATCTGGAAGAGATATCCAGGGTCTTCTGGAATATTAAAAGAGGTAATTCATGGCTATTACATACATTGTTTATGAAACAACAGGGTCTACCGCAGACTTTGCATTTTCTTTCCCCTATATCAGCACATCGCATGTGAAAGTATCAGTAGATGGTACTGATCTAAGCACGGATGATTATACGGTGGTTGAGTCTCCATCTACTAAGATAACTTGCTCACCCGCTATCGCTTCCGGAAAGTTTGTCAAGGTCTATCGAGAGACCCCAGGACGTGCAGCAGGAGCCGAAGACTTACTTGTGGACTTCCAAGACGGCTCTGTACTTTCAGAAGCCGATCTCGATGCTGTCTGCCAACAACTTCTCTACCTGTCTCAAGAAGCAGAAGAGAATGCAACATCAAGCCTCTCCATTGATTATGATGACAACTACACAGCCGGTGAGCGTCGTATTAAAGAACTTAGCGGCACAGTATCTGGAGACCGAGATGCGGCTACTAAAGAGTATGTAGATGGTAAAACATTGTACGCCGGAGCCACGTCCTTACCCCAGATGTGGGCAAAGGTCGGCAGCGATTTTACAGGAACAACCGGCGACTGCACGGTTACCCTGACTGATCCTGCGCCGAGCGGCGATAATGATAACTTATATGTGGTGGCTTTCAATGGAGATACTCAGACACCAACAACCGACTTCGCCATATCAGGCAGCACATTCACGCTGAAGATGGGCGCAGTTACACTAGACGCCGCTGATAAAGTAACCATCATTAACTTTGGTGTCGCCCGTCAATACATTAAGCAACCAATCACTGGTGATGCGGTTGGGGATGTATCTTTAACGGTAAAAGAAATTACCGATCAGACAGCCGATCTTCAACAGTGGCAGGACACCTCAGGCGCCGCACTTGCAAAGGTTGCTGTAGATGGTGATGCAACTTTTGTTGATATTAATGCAACAGGTAATGCAGATGTTGATGGTTCACTTACCGTAGACACCACTTCAACTCTTACTGGAAACTCGACCGTCGGTGGGACTCTTGGAGTCACTGGAGCAACCACTTTAAGCGATACTCTTGGAGTCACTGGAGCAACCACTTTAAGCGGTGGTGCAAGTGTAACAGGAGACATGAACTTACTCACAGGTGCTTTGCAATACGCGGGTGTTGATGCAATGAGTCTTAGACAGTTTGTAACTGGAGATTTTCATGGAAGTTCGCACACCATCACTGATGATGACAATTACAAGGTCTTTGGCGTGAGCCTTACCATTACACCAAAAAGCACCGACTCTATCTTAGTCTTAGTGTGGTCACCCGCTTGTAACGTAAATGCTACCAACTATATTGCAGGATATAGGGCAGGACTCGTCTCAGGAAATACGACAGCAACAGGGGCAACTACGGATGGTACGATTGTTGTAGGTTCTACTCGGAACCAAGTTACTAGACATGGTACTGGTGGTGCGTCTGATAATTATACTGCCCACACTTACATCACCATAGTCCAACCCGCAACAACCTCTGAGATAAAATACGATATTATAGCAAACGCTTGGGCAGATTCGTGTAGTGTAGGTGCGTCTGCTTCTTCAGGGAATGGTGGCTCTAGTTTTTGGTGTCTTGAGTTCGCTTAAACCACATAACAACCAACAAATAACTTTAACATAAAGAGAATCTATAAATGGTTACAATATCAACAGTATTATCAGGTAAGACCGCCACCTTTTCCGGCATAAATGTTGGTGAGGATGATCTCACGGTCTACGATGAAGGCACCTGGACACCTGTTATGAAGATTGGTGCTACCACCATCTCTACAGGCACCCCAGTAGGAAAGTATATCCAAATTGGTAAACAAGTCACCGTCTGGTTTTCTATCTCTTTCAATAGAGGCACTAATGTCGGAAATGTTACTGTGGAAGGGCTACCGGTTGCCCCCACAATGAACGGACAAGGTACAGTAATCCTTAACGATTATGTGGACGGTAGCCCGCCCATCGTAATCCAAGCAAGCAGCGGTGACACAGTGATTCGTTTTTATGTGCTTCCGGACGCCACCGGTACACAATTAGCGAGCATGTCGGATACTGAGATAGCCGCAAGCACTGCCACATCAATACAGGGAACCATAACCTACAGCGTTATATAAAAAATATGATTGAAGATACTAAAGACATCTTGATGGCGCTTGGGCGCCTTGAGGGTAAAATGGAATCATTACTACACATGCAACGAAACCACGACGAGGACCTCGGACGTTTGGATAAACGCTTACGGATTGTCGAACAAGGCAAATCCGCTTTATTCGGCGGAGCCGCTGCGATTGGCGCCATCGCTGCCGCCTTTGTATCGTGGGTATTAAGGAGCGTATAATGAGTAACTTAAATGACCTCTTAGAAAAACTACATGAAGAACTGGCTAAAGACTTACTGGTCCGTATTCAATCCGGTGAGGCAACTGCTGCCGAGATGGCTAATGCTATTCGGTTCCTAAAAGATAATGGAATTGATGCTCATATTCAGCAGGGCAGCCCATTGGAAAATTTAGCAAAGATACTACCATTCCAAGACCCGGACGCACCTATCAAGTCTACGGGTTAATGTATGGACGAACGCTTAAAAGACTTTAGAAACTTTCTGTACCTTGCTTGGGATCAACTAAAACTTCCTGAGCCCACACCTATCCAATATGATATTGCGGATTACTTACAGAATGGTCCTCGGCGCCTCTGCATCCAAGCGTTCCGTGGTGTCGGCAAGAGTTGGATTACCTCTGCTTATGTCTGTCACCAGTTACTGCTTAATCCCGCAATGAACATCTTGGTTATCTCTGCTTCTAAGCAGCGAGCCGACGACTTCAGTACCTTTACTTTAAGGTTGATTGAGGAGATGCCGATACTTCAGCACCTCCGCCCCACAGATAAACAACGTAACTCAAAGATTGCTTTTGATGTTGGACCCGCTCCGGCATCTCATGCACCTTCGGTTACATCTCGTGGTATCACGGGGCAGATTACAGGAGCCCGTGCTGACCTCATCGTTGCTGACGACGTAGAGTCGTTAAATAACTCCATGACCCAGACAATGCGGGATAAACTTGCAGAGTCCATCAAGGAGTTTGATGCTGTCCTTAAGCCCGATGGTCGTATTGCCTACCTCGGTACTCCACAGACCGAGTTCTCAATATACACATCGCTACCTGAGCGTGGTTATGATACCCGCATATGGACCGCTAGATACCCTGACGAGAAAACTTTTAAGAACATAAGCGACCGATTAGCCCCCAAGATTAAGGAGGCTATGGACGCCTCAGAGGACAGTATCGTTGGGAAGTCCACAGACCCCAAAAGGTTCGATGAAATGGACCTGATGGAGCGTGAGGCTTCCTATGGGCGCTCTGGCTTCGCTTTACAATTCATGTTGGATACGTCCCTCAGTGATGCGGATAGATATCCACTGAAACTCAGTGACCTAATCGTCATGAATTGTAACCCAGAGAACGCCCCAGAGAAGGTCATTTGGGCGGCAAGTCCCGATCTCATCGACAATGAATTACCTAATGTTGGATTTAATGGAGACCGCTACTACCGCCCTATGACCACTCAAGGCGATTGGTTGCCCTACAGCGGCGCTGTGCTTGCTATT